ATTCACCCGGAGCGATAGGGGTGTCATCCCCCTTGATCCGCAGGCCACGGGCCTTCAATCCACCGGGCAGGTTAGCTAGGGTACCTGCGTCAATAAGCTGACGGAGCAGGGACGTTGCGGACTTAGTGTGCCCACCGATCAGGTGGATCAGTCCAAAGTAGTAGAAACCGAAGCCGGGGATGTAGCCGTAGTGGGTGAAGTGCTGACGACGCTTCTTGAGCTTGTCGTCCTCCAGCCAATTGCGGCGGATGGCGAGGATCGTCCCCGTGCCTTTTTCAATAGTTACGATGTACGGGAGGGCAATCCCGGTCTCGTTGTTGTCCTTATCGACATCCTCATAACCGGGCAAGTCGATGTCAACGTGCATCTCAAGGATCTGGAACCGCTCGTCCATCGAGGCTTGGAAGCCCTGCTCGCGGGCCTTCTCCTTCTCCACCTCGTCCATGATCCGCATCGGCTCGCCGAGGTCGATATCACGGTAGAACCCCGCCACCTGCAGGCGGCGCAGCTCATTCTGCGTCTTGCGCATCCGGTGGGTGATGCGCTCGGAAGACTCAAGGCTCTGGGCACCGTAGGGGACGATGATGTCCTCTGCCGGAACGAACACAGCGGTCTGCCGCTCCATCGCGGGGTCGAAGTAGATCTTCTTGAACGCATTACCCGCCAAACACAGGCTGATCAGCAGGCGCTCATGCTCCGGGCGATACTCGCGCATCACCTCGGTGAGCTGGTAGTTCATGTCCTCTTCGACACGAGCCGCCGCTTCCTTCTTCTCCGCCGTCTCCTTGCCAATGATCTTGGTCCGCACCGGACCCCCGGCAGGGAACGTTTCCATGATCGTTTCAGACTGGAACTTGACCGCACTCTCCATCAGGAGCGGGTGGTGCACTCCGCAGGCCCCCTGCCACGGTTCCGTGCGGTCCTCGTACTTCAAACCGAGGAGCTGCAGTCCTTTTACATAAGTGTCCAGCCAATCCTTGCGGGCCATGACATCGGAGTCGAAGTCACTGAGCAGATCGCTGGCGAGGGTCATCAGCTCGCCCTCGTCCATATACTCCGCAAGGTTCGTGTCGAACTCCGCCGTTGCCTTCTCCAGATGAAGCTGCATTCCATCCGGCAGATTGATATTCACTTCCTCAGGATCGACGATCTCGATCTCAAGCGGCGCCTCTTCTTCCGCCAGCGCCCCAATACCCTCAGGAGCTTCGTACAATGATTTCTCGATGGCCATTTACTGCTGCTCCTCTTCCTTCGCGGGCTTGGGTCCATATTTCTCAGAGAGATTCTGCATGAACTGCTTGATCTTATCCAAAGCAGCTTGATCCCCTGCCGCCTTGGCCTCATGGGCTTTCCGAAGCGCAGCGGCGATGACTTCTTGGAGCCCAGCAGGTTTGGCGGCTGTTGCTGCGGCTGCGGGGCGCTGACGCTGTTGGTTCTGGGCAACCTTCTCAACCAGACTATAGTCGTATGGAGTGCTATATGAATGAGGCAGGTACGCCTCTATCTGCCTACGGCGCTCCGCGACTTCTTCAGGAGAGAATCTCTCAGGCACGGACTGCGAATGGAGCTTTTCAAGGTACCGCCCAACACTCTCAAACGCTTTCGGGTTTTTGAACTCGCGGTCGAGATAGAGCTTACCATCTTTACCCCTCTTTACCGCCCCACTACCGGAGCTATACAGGGCGGAAAGCGAGTCGGGATCACTGACGTTTCTATTCTCGCTGTTCTCTTTGAACAGCCTTATCCCTGCGACGGTGCTGTGCAGTGGGTTATCCCAGCGAAACTGTTGCGGGATATACCCCTTATTCTGTAGTCCAGTAAACGTACTCCCAACAACCTGCATTGGCCCACGTCCACCTCGCTCTCCAGTCGGGCCTATTGTCGGGTTTCTAGTGTCTGCGGTATTCGCTGTAGATTCCAAGGCGTAGTGGCGAAAGTACTGATCCCGCAGCTTGGGATCACCATACATCTCAATCAGCGCTTCAAGCGTGAGCGCGTCCACTGTCGGCTGGACAATGCCTTCTGGGAGTCTTGCGGGTGCGGCCATCAGTAATATCCTCCCCTACGGGAACTCTTGAACAGCTTGATTGGTTCAGGCTCGTCGCTTGGGAGGCGCAGGAACCCACCTTGCCGAAAGCGGAGCAGGGCCAGAGTCGTGGCGTCCACAAGGTCATCGTGGGTACCACTGGGGAAATCATTGCACTCTTCAACCACTTCCCACGCCCACCTTCTATCCGGGATCCAGACAATCCCCGAGGCGAATAGATCCGAAACGGCGTTAACGCGGCTGATCTTATCCTGTCCTTTACCGGGCGTAAACTCACTGATAGGTACACCCATACGCCGCATCTCCTGATACAGCGCCGCACCGTTGGATTTCTTTTCTACTATAAAGGAGTCAGGCTGCCACTCCTTATACTCATCTATCACCATCGCCTTAAGCTCAGGAAACTCCAACCGCTGCTTGATGGCGTTGAGCAGGATGATGTTGTAGTTGTTCGTCTCCTCGTTGAAAAACACCCCCCATGTGAGCAGGGCGTTGAAGTCCGACCGGTTTGTCGCCTCCTGCGCGGCGTCGAGCGTCATGATCATGAACTCACATGACGGGGGCATATCCTTGTCCCAGACCTGCCACCAATCGCGCTTGATGAGCGCCCCCTCCTCCGAGGTGGGCTGCTGCATATACTGGGCCTGCCAGTACCGCACATCCATCGAAGCTTTTTTGGCCAGCAGCTCGTCAACCGGCCAAAAATCCGGCCATAACGGCTCGCCATTTTCCAGAATTGCAGGGAATTCGACGACTTCCCACTGGTCCGCGTCGTCATTTCGCACCATGTGGTCGATAATCTTTCCGGTCAAATCCATCTTTGACCAGCGGGTCATCACCACGATGATCGCACCACCGGGCATCAGTCGCTGGACGGGTCCTGACTGGAACCATTCCCACGCCGGCTCAAAAACCTCCGGGCGAAGCTGCTTTGCCTCCTGCTCCGAGTGAGGATCGTCAATAATGAAGAGATCTGCGCCCCTACCAGCCAGAGCGCCACCAACACCAATAGCAAAGTACTCACCATTGAAGTTTGTCCCCCAGCGTGATGCTGATTTTGAGTCTGCCTGAAGCTCCACTTGTGGGAAAACATCCTTATAAGAGTCGCTACTGACCAGATTTCTCACCCGGCGACCGAAATTCACCGCCAAATCGGCAGTGTGGGAGGCCATAATCACCTTTTTCTGTGGGTATTTACCCAGAAACCACGCTGGAGCGAGATAAGATATGAGTTCAGACTTGCCATGACGCGGCGCAATGTTCACGATTACGCGTTTTTTCACCCCGTTAGCGATATCTTCAAAGATTTTCGCCAATTTTCGGTGGTGTGGACCGATTTTGTACCCCGGATAGACGTGCAAAATAAAGTCTAGGAAGCTCTGAGACCCCAATTTTTTGGTTTTTTCGGTCTGATACTGCTTCAAAAGCTCCAAAGTCTTGCGTTTTTCCTTCTCCGACATGGTCGGAAGGGCAGACTTGAGCTTATGTATGGCTTCAGGCGTCAGTTGGGTCATCGTTTTGGGAAATTCTTGGCGCAGGGTCCACAAACTGGACCTCGACACCCTCAAGGATGGTCAAAAGCTCCTTCTCGACCTCCTCGATTGGCTTGATCTGCACGGTCATCTCCGTGCGCTTCTTGAACGCATCCACGCCATCAACTTCGCCCAGCTTGGCAAGGGCGGAAATACGCGCCTTGGAGTCTGTTGCGTTCTCAACTTCCATAATAAGCTTATTTACAACATACATTTTCAGGTCTGACAACTCATCGACCAGCATACAGTTGGTCTGAGCAATCATCCCGGCGAGGTACGCCATCGTTTCATTGGGGTACTTGGCAAAGTCGGGGCGGGCCTTGGGGTCTTCCATCATCTGTTTGGCCAGCGACTCAGCCTCTTTTATATGAGTCTCATCTGGAATAAGCCCCGTACCTTGCAAGTCGGAAATCAACTTGATCGTCCGGACCCGCATATCGAGTTCGTCTTTGGGGGACAGCTCTGGAAGCGCTTCCGTTGCTGTGCGTGGCAGCGGGATGTTGTCTTCGATGTCGGGGAAGAGTGCGTCCATGTATAGAAATATATACCAGAAATTGGCATGGAACCACAAGAGACAAGGGGGGTGTTTCTATTTTTGGGGGGTCGTTTGTGTGGAGCTGAGAGTATAGCTGTGCTCCGGGACTCCGAATCCGGCATGGGGGGTCGGGGTTGGGTGGGGTCTGCTGCGCCGCAACATCCGCTCCGCGGACTGGATCGAATGCTGCGCCGCAACATCCGCTCCGCGGACTGGATCGAATGCTGCGCGCGGCTCGGCTCGTTGTTCCACGTGGAACATGGTACGGCTCGGCGCGGCGCGGCGCGGCTCGGCTTGGCTTGGATCGGATTGTTTACCGGCTAAACAATCCTTCTATTTGCGCTGTACCTTGTAATCCAGTATTATCTTATCTCCGGCTCGGCGGTTCCCGAGTGATTCTAGTTTGCGAGGGTTAGACATGGTCAAGTTC